TGCGACTAGAACAAAAAATCATTTACATGTCATTAGGCCTAAAGATGTATACAAAGGATATAAAATATGAAAACAGAAAAAGCGTTAGAACAAGCAAGAAAATTAATTATGGGACCAAGAGCCCATACTTATGGAGATAAAGTAAAAAATCATAAAAACATAGCGAAGATGTGGTCAGCATATATAGACAAAGAACTTACAGCACATGATGCAGCCGTAATGTTAGCTTTATTAAAAGTTGCAAGAACAAAATTTGGTAATCCAACTGATGATACCTATGTTGATGCTGCTGCATACATGGCAATAGCAGGGGAGTGCAAAGATAATGAGTAAAATATTATTTAAACCACAAACAGAATGGATACCACCAACAGATTTTCCAGATTTATCTAAATATGATGAGATAGCTATAGACTTAGAAACAAAAGATCCAAATCTAAACGAAAGAATGGGTTCTGGTTCTGTAGTAAAAGTTGGTGATGTTGTAGGTATATCTTTAGCTACTATTGATTGGTGTGCATATTATCCTATAGCGCATGAAGGTGGAGGTAATATGGATCGTAAAATAGTTTTAAAATGGTTTCAAGACCAAATGAACACAGATTCTATCAAAATATTTCACAATGCCATGTATGATATTTGTTGGTTAAGATCCATAGGTATAAATGTAAAAGGTCAAATTGTAGATACTATGATAGCTGCTTCTTTAGTTGATGAAAATAGATTTAGGTATGATTTAAATGGTTTGTCTAGAGATTATTTAGGTAAAGGTAAAGATGAAAGTGTATTACAAGAAACTGCAAAGTCTTGGGGTGTAGATCCAAAAGCAGAAATGTATAAACTCCCGGCCATGTACGTTGGAGCTTACGCGGAGCGTGACGCCCAACTCACATTGGAGTTGTGGCAAGAATTAAAAAAAGAAATTTTACACCAGGATATTGAAGATATATTTAATATGGAAACTAAACTGTTTCCTGTTCTTGTTGATATGAGATTTTTAGGTGTGCGTGTAGACGTAGATAGAGCAGAATATGAAAAAGAAAAAATGGTTCTAGAAGAAAAAAGATTGTTAGGTGGTGTTTATGCAGAAACAAAATTAGATGTACAGATATGGGCTGCAAGATCTATTGCTAAAGTGTTTGATAAACTAGGTTTACCCTACGATAGAACAGAAAAAACAGGTGCACCAAGTTTTACAAAAAATTTTTTAGCTAATCACCCACATAATATTGTGCAGGCTATTGCAAAAGCAAGAGAGATTAACAAGGCACATACAACATTTATAGATACAATATTAAAATATTCTGGCAGAGGTAGAATACATGCAGAGATAAATCAATTACGTGGTGATGGGGGTGGCACAGTCACAGGTAGATTTAGTATGAATAATCCAAACTTACAGCAGATACCTGCAAGGAACAAAGATCTTGGACCACGGATCAGAAGTTTGTTTATACCTGAAGAAGGGTGTAAGTGGGGTTGTTTTGATTACAATCAACAAGAACCTAGACTTGTAGTTCACTACTCAGCACTACAAGGATTTTATTCTGTAGAAGATGTTGTTGATGCTTATAAAAATGAAAACGCAGACTTTCATCAAATTGTATCTGACATGGCAGAGATACCAAGAACACAAGCTAAAACGATTAATTTAGGTCTTTTTTATGGTATGGGTAAAAATAAATTACAAGCAGAGTTAGGTATAAACAAATTACAAGCCGAAGAATTATTTAAACAATATCATGCAAAGGTTCCATTTGTAAAACAACTTATGGATGCTGTGATGGATAGAGCACAACGTAGAGGTAGAGTACGAACTTTACTGGGTCGACTATGTAGGTTTCATTTGTGGGAGCCTAATCAATTTGGTATACATAAACCATTGCCTCACGATGCAGCGCTCGCGGAACACGGACCAGGGATTAGAAGAGCATACACATACAAAGCTTTAAATAGATTAATACAAGGATCGGCTGCTGATATGACAAAAAAAGCTATGATAGATTTACATGCAGAGGGTATACTACCGCATTTACAAGTGCATGATGAATTAGATATATCTATACAAAACAAAAAAGAGGCTGATAAAATTAAAGAAATAATGGAGTCAACCGTAACACTTGAAGTACCAAATAAAGTAGATTATGAAGAGGGAGATAATTGGGGCACAATAAAATGAGGTTAAATTATGGCTTACTTAAATGCAAATATTCCTGTAGAATACTCACAAATAAGGAGGGAGTATTTATATGACCTTAAAAAACATCATGGAGAAGTCGAAGATTGTATTATCTTCGGTTTATCAGCTATTACGGGGCGCTCTATTTTATTCCATGCGATTATGGAGAACGGCGCTATCTTTTATCGTCTCCCGATATCTGCCTTCATACAGAGAGGTTTTAGACCGGAAGATGTTCCTAAACGTAGACTTGATGAACTTCAGCTATGGAATTGTTTTAGTTATTATCCTGCTGTTACTACTTGGGATATTTTAGAAGCACAAGCTGGTAAATACATAGGAAAGGATAAAAAATGGCATCCTGGTAAATACTTATTTACCGTTGACTTTGCTCACCCAGAGCCTAATATACTAGACACGGATCATTCCGAGATACCGCATGAGCACAAATGTGCTCACATCATAGCCCTTGATGATGGGAACTATGCAGCACAGCCAAACAATAGATGTATATGGGATATCCCATCGTTTACTGTTAAAGAAAATATACCAGATTGGAAAGTTCAAACATCCGAATGGAATGTTGAAAACACCAGTCAATGGAAAACAGAGGATACTGATAAGTTCTTCTATGAAATAGAGGAGAAGAAGCATGATTAAATGGATTAAAAAGATTTGGAAAAAATATGTTCATTGGCTTTTTAAAGATATAGGTAAATAATGGCTTTAAAAATTTCTGAATCCGCTGCCGTACAAATGCCGATGAAAACGGTTGCCAGTTTGATCGCGATGGTTGCCATCGGGACCTGGGCTTATTTTGGCCTGCACGAAACACTTAACCAACACTCTACAAGATTGGAATTGATGGAGAAAGATCTTGAAGAAAACACAGAGTTTAGAATAAAATGGCCACGTGGAGAGATGGGTAGTTTACCCGCAGATAGTGAGCAGTTCATGATGCTGGAGGATCTTTATAAGACTACTGATAAGATTAATAATCAACTTGATAAAATGATGAACAACAGAATTAATATTGAATTTTTACAAAAACAAATGGATAAAGTTCTTAAAGATATTGAAATGTTAAAAGATAAAAATAGAGAAATAATCTACAAGAATGGGAGCAAATAATGATCGCTGAAGTGGTAGCCCTCCTAATGTTTATAGGGCCTGATATTAAAGAGCATCGTATACAACCCAATATGGCCACATGTTTACGTGGAAAACGTGTAGCAGAGAGGGTTTATAAAGAAAATATTCAATATAAATGCATACGTTCAAAAGCTAAATTAGAAGAAAATATTGATGGAACTCAATCTATAAAAGCATTAATATTAGATTAATGAAACTTACAGCCAATATAACTTTAGACGAGTTGACTAAATCTCAAGTCGCTGAACGTAAAGGAATTAATAATAATCCTAGTCCTGAACAAATAGAAAATTTAAAAGCACTTGCAGTAAATATACTTCAACCGATACGTTCCCATTTTGACAAACCATTAATTATAAGCTCTGGCTTTCGTTGCGGAGAACTTTGTATTGAAATAGGTAGTTCAATTAAATCACAACATACGGCCTTTGATAGTGCAGCTGCTGCTGATTTTGAAATACCTGGAATCGATAATGAACATTTGGCAACCTACATCAAGTCAGAATTAGAATACGATCAACTTATATTAGAATTTTATAAAAAAGGCGAACCGTCTTCTGGATGGGTGCATTGCAGTTATTCTCGTGACATGAACAGAAAACAATCTTTAATGGCATATAGAGATTCCGAAACTAGAAAAGTTATGTACAAGCCATGGTAAAATTTATAGGTAATCTAGAAACAAAAATTGTAACTGGTAATTGTCCAGAGTGTAGAACAAATACTATGTTAGTAAGTTTTGATGATCACGTTTATAGATGTGTTAATTGTGGACATGATTTAGAACAAAAAGTTAATGGTGTTATTAAATACGTCATAGCAGATGATAAAACAGCTTTTTCTCTAGGACGTTTTGCAGACGAAGACGATCATGGGTAAGAAAAAACCACTTTTTGGAGTAAATAATTATCATAAAAGAACTGCAAAAAAGCGTCCTGGAAGACACTCAAAGAAACCAAATAAACGATTCAACCGTAAGAAGTATCGGGGTCAGGGGCGTTGACAAAGCTCCTTTAATATCCTATATTAAAAATGGAGAACGTAGTGACTATAACATTATTAGCCTTAACTCTATTTGGAAAGATAGAAATGCATACTTTTGAGATAGCTGATACTAGATGGCAGTATCACGGAGATGGTCTTATGACTAAATTAGAATCTAATGCTACCGTTTGTAGTAGTTGGTATCATGAGAATGTAGTTGTTAATATAAAAAAGAATCCTTGGTACAAACCAAACACAGGTAGAAATTATTATACCCTTGGTAAATACAAAAATATAAAAAATATTATTGGATATATCTGTGGTGGACATGAGCCACAATGAAGACAAACCTATCCCAACGAGGGAAAACAGGGGATAGGTATAAAGGTGAGAAAAGATAATTCTTTACTGACACATTTTGAACACATTGTCAAGACTCATTAATTTTATTGCAGGTGAAAGAAACCATAATTTTATTGTCATTAACTGTTTGTTTACCCATAGTATCTAATAAAGTAGATGTCTCTGATAACCCAAATTGAGCGCAATCATACCAAGTATTAAAAGTAACTCTGGGTTGCAATTCTGGCATGCATTGCCCGTATAGTATAGAGCACACTTTAAAAACTATTATATATTTAATCATTGACAATCCTATATGATTATCCTATATTGTGTGAAAGGAAAGAATATGACAGACACAACAAAATATAGAAACGTTTCGTTATCACACTCAACATACAAGATATTGGATACTTTGTCGAAGAATTTAGACCCCGACGTCACTTTGTCCATATCTAAAACGATATCGAAATTAGCTAACGAAAAAGTTAGAAAGCTTAACGGTAAGATTACAAATAACGTTAAGAAATAACTATGTTGATAGTTAGAAAGATAAGAAAGATCTGCACTACTTGCCATGGTAATGGTTATATTAGAGTAGCAACAGGAGACACATCGATTGATTTTAGAGATAATAGTAAAGTCATTCAATGTACAACATGTTCATCAGAGGGAGAAACAGATGAAAACGGTAATGCTTTGCACAAGCCTATTGTTATTGATGGGTTGTAACCAAATTAAATTTGATGGATTTGATCCAACAACAGCAACGGTTCGTTGGATTATAAAAAAGAATTACGATGTGAAAAGGACCTCCGTCCATACAAAGCCTAGCGCTAGTCCCTGTACGGCAACCGATGAAGCGGAAAGTAACGTGGAGGTGTGGAGCCTTTGCCCTCGTGTCGACGTGCACGGAAAACACGGGGGTTGATATGATGCATGAAACCATGGCCTATCTTGCTGGTTTATTTGATGGTGAAGGTTGTATTCAATATAAACAATATCTTCAGCATCGGAAAGGTAAGCCCCGTGCTTATAAATTTTGGAACATAAGAATTGAAATAAATATGACGTGTAAAAAAACCATTGATTTTGTATCTGATAGTTTAGGTTGTGGAGCGATAGATTTTAGAGCTAAATATCCCCATCAAACTATGGACCAATGGAGATGGAGATGTAGCCACCGAGACGCATATGAAGTTGCGAAAGCTTTGATAAAATATTCTGTAACTAAAAAAGATAAGTTTAAAAAAATTGTAGACCATTATGAAAACAATTCCAGACCTAGTTGATGATATTATATATGTATATGTTAAAATTAAAGATCGGTGGTTCGCGTTTCTTGAACACTGGTCCAGTAAAATAAACGTTTATGCGTGGAGTAAAAGATGGCGAAACAGAGAAAAAGGAACAGGCTATGCCCGACGAAGATAAAAAAGATAATACGATAGAAAATATTGTAGATGTTAATAAAGATGTTCTTCGATTTGAAGAACATAGTGATGAAGAGTATGAAGAACATTTGAGAAAATTTTTTAAGGGAAAGAAGAATGATAAAGAAAGTTGATAAATATAACTATGCCAGTAGTACACGGTACATGGACCATGGATCACGGAAGTATGAAGTTGCAGGAGAAAGACTACCAAGTGTAACGACCATTTTGGGTCGAACCAAAGACGATACATACCTTAAAAAATGGATTGCAGATAAAGGCGAAAAAGAGGCAGAAAGAATTAAAAATGCTAGTGCAGTAAGAGGCACAAGCATGCATAAGTATCTTGAATATTATATATTAAATAAAGGTTATGAAGATCTAACAGAACTTGGACAGGAGACTAAACGTATGGCTCAGAAGGTCATAGAGGTCGGTTTAACGCCTGTCAGCGAATTTTATGGCTCGGAGGTTACAGTATACTATCCGGGCTTATTTGCAGGTTCTACAGACCTTGTTTGTTTACACAATGACAAAGAAACAGTTGTTGATTTCAAACAAGCCAACAGACCAAAGAAAGAAGAATGGATTGGTGATTATAAACTTCAGGCCGGTG